TTAAGGAGCTTGAACAAGACGAAGAATTTGTCCATAATGGACACCTTTTTGAAAATATGAAATCGTTGATGTCTATCAGCCTCAATGAAGGGGACAAAGAGTCTGCGATTTCTGATTTGGTAAATGTAAATGAAGAAGCTCAAGAAAACGTTTCAATTCTTACCAAAGAAGTGGAGAAGCTAATGGAAGACAACGAGAAGCTCGTTTCTGTTTCCCATGCTCTTCATGGTAAAATTAAAATTCTTGAGAAACAAAAATTTGAACTCAAAGAGGAGGCAGAGAATCTCGTAGAATCTCAGCAGCTACCTTTTGAGTCTTCTGAGAAGGCTGTAATGGTTTCTAACTCTGAAGAGGGTTCCGTTGCTCCTGTTAATGAAGAGATTCAAAGTATTAATGAATTTCTTACGCCCGAGGTCATGCGGTTTATGCCGATGACCGAGTAAATACCTTTTGGAGTTTATATATGATTTCTAATTATGATCCAGGTCTTGAGTCCAAGTGGGCTCCCGTACTTGAGGGTATTGACGACGACTATAAGCGTAAGGTAACAGCAACTCTTCTGGAAAACCAAGCCAAGTCTATCGTAAGTGAACGTATGGACGAGACTGTTGGTACTGATGCCCCAACAACTGTTGGTAAGCTAGGTACTTTCCAGAAGTTCGCATTCCCTCTCGTTCGTCGCGTCTACCCCCAGCTTTTAGCTAACAACCTCGTGGGCGTCCAGCCTATGCAGGGTCCAGTGTCCCAGATTTTCTATCTGGGTCATGACCGTAATTATGGTGGAGGCGCTGATGGTGCAAGGAATCAAAATGTATTCAGTCGCTTCAACCTGACATACGCTAACCTCACCAATAGTGCCATTGATACTGGCATCGAGCGAGGCGTCAACGAGCTAGTGAATGTTCGACGCAGAGGGTATGCTCAGTTTAGCGGAGCCAATATTGGCTTAAGTGCTCTTGGTCTGTCCGCTGGCTATGGTACCTGTGGTAACGATTTCATGTCACCGGCTTCGCCTTCTGCGACGGTTGGTGGTCAAATTGCTTCGTTCCCGGTGTCAAGCACAATTCTGGGTTACTCAGTAAGTGCTGGTGAAGCTCTTACAAGCACTGGTATTCCAGAGCTTAACATGCACATTGATCAGCAGCCTGTTGTGGCACGTACTCGTAAGATGCGCTCCCTCTGGACTCTTGAAGCTGCTCAGGATCTTCGTGCATACCATAACCTGGACCTTGAGGGTGAGCTTACTAGCCTTCTCTCTAAGGAGCTTGCTCTTGAGATCGACCGTGAGATCATCGAAGACCTTCGCATGATCGCTTACGATCCATCCGGTCACACTGGTTGGAACGTTGGTCCTCTGGTTGGTGGTGGAAACTCCAACAACTTCCAGACTCAGGGTAATACCCATCCTCAAGCGTCACCGACTCTAGGAGCCGCGACGACATTGGAAGGGTTCACTCCTTCCGCATTCCTCTATCAGTTTGCTAACGCAGGGGTAGGTGCGGGAAGTGGTCCTGATTTGGGTAAGAACTCTAACGTGTGGCTAGTTGACCTCTCCAGAACTGATGTTCAGTTCGGGGCAGCACCACAGCACGTTGGTCAGGTCTACTCCAACCTGCTTGCGATAATTAACTTCGCGGCGCAGGATATTTACCGTACCACATGGCGTGGTCCTGGTAACTGGCTTGTGACCTCTCCTCTGATCGCTTCTATGCTGGAATCAGCAGCGAAGCTTGAGGGTGGTATCCCAGAGAAGTTGGGACCAACCAATATCAGCCGCAATGCTATCCAGTACAAGGGTAAGTTCGCTGGTCGTTACGATCTTTGGGTTGATCCTATGTATCCCGAGGACGAGATCATGGTTGGCTATAAGGGTGACAATGCTATGGATTCAGGCTATGTATATGCCCCATACATCCCGCTCCAGGCACTGCCCACCATCACTGACCCGCAGGACTTCCAGCCCAGGAAGGGTATCCTCACTCGATACGGTAAGGCAGCAGTTGGTCCTTACTACAGGTTCTATCGAATCATACGTATCGTTGGTGGAGGTGCGAACTACTTGTTCAACCCGTTCGGCAAGGCAGGTGGCGACAGCAACCTGAACTTCACTGGTGCTGCTCCACTCCCAGGTTAATCCTACTGATTAGTAAGATTTTTAGAAAGGCTCAAGATTTTTCTTGGGCCTTTCTTATTTTATAGGTATATATTTTAGAGGTATACTATGGCACAATCACGCCCTCCTGCTGCTGTACCACGGCTTGCTACATTTGGTAACACTCTTGTAGACTCTGTGGGATCACATATTGATCAAGGTATTTTGCTCACCAGTATTGATAGAAACCAAATTAATACTGATACAGAAAGTTCTGTCGAAGAGTATACAGAATTTGAGGTTACCTTGAGAGACTATGCAATGGCTCAGCTAGGTCATCCTGTGGTGAGGGTAGAGATTTCCCCTTACCAGATGCGAACATGCATGGATGAGGCCATTAGTTTGATGAATTACCATGCTCCCCTCTGGACTAAACAGATGGCAGTCTTTGATGCATCTGCTGGAATAAACATGTATAAATTACCTAGATTCATGTTGGATAACCTGTCCTATGTAGTCTATAAGAAAACTTTATTGTCTATCCAGGCGCAAGCAGGAACCTTAGAATTTGACTTTTTCATTAAGTACTTCCAAGACAATTTCTTGTTCCAGAACTTCGGGGTAGCAGATTTTTATCTGCTTCAGCAGAACCTGGAGATGACCCGAAAGATTTTAGGGCAAGAGGGAACCTTCGATGTGATAGATGGACAGTACCTACTTGTTACTCCCACTCCCACCATGACCCCTGAGGCAGTAGTAGTAGAATATATGGCACTAAACTCTAATACTATTCATCCTGCTTATAGGAACTGGATGCAAAGGTATACTCTAGCATCAGCTAAGGGTGTACTGGGGCAAATTAGAGGAAAGTATGTGATACTTCCTTCTCCTGGTGGTGGTTCACAGTTAAATGGGGATGCTCTTCTTCAACAAAGTAGAGAAGAGAAACAGCTTCTACTAGAGGAGTTGGTTAACGCTATTGAAATGCCTCCGGTATTTACTACATTCTAATGAAAAACGATAAACAATTTAAGGTCGCTATAGATATGCCTCCCCTTCCTTCCTTGGAGTGGGAGACAAGCCTAAGTTTATTTGATCCTGACAACCCTGATTTAAATTTGTTTAATATTATTGATGAGGAGCAGATAAGATTATCAGGATCTAAGATTTTGTATTATAAATACTTCCAAAGTGATGGGACAGTGGACAAGATCTACATGGAGGAGCGCCAAAAGGCTCTCCATTCAGAACCTCTCACAGTTTTTGGGCACTATAATCCTACGCCTATAGAAGAGAACCTCACCCAGTTTGGGATAGAGCTAACTAATGATCAGTTATTTGTATTTAATAAAAGTAGCATAGAAGTGATGTTGGGGAGGAGTCCTATTCCCCACGATATTTTACGTCCCCAGTTTCAAAATGTTAAGTATGAAATATTTGAGGTTCAAGAGGAGAGCTTTGAGATTTATGGGGTATACCATATGATATGTGCAGCCAGAATCCTCCGTGATTTTGATGAGGTTATGCAAGAGCCCCTTACGAAAAGAAGTGAGGATGTCTCTAAGAGACCTCCTGACCCTCGCATAGGAGACTCTCCTTTCAATAACCGTGAAGACTTAGGCGATCCTTATGGAGAACCCAGATGAGTTATAGAGCACAGGCATGGGCTAAAGACATGATGGCTCAAAAAATTGAAACTCAACAGCTTATTTCACATACATATAAAGAACTTTTGAGGTTTATGTTAGGTACTTTTTCTGGGCTAAGAATTATTGATCCTCAAGGGGATGTTATAGAGATCCCTTGTATCAATGCTAACCCTGAGAGAACAGTAGCCAAATTGTATCAAGACAATAATATTGTACTTCCTGTGATTACTGTAGGGCAACTTACTACTGCCGATACTGAAGATCGGAGGAGACCTTATGATTTATTATTAAACGAAAGCTACTGGGACGAGCAAAGGAAAAGAGCTTTCCGGGTGATAAGCTTTGCTCCCAAGGCAGTAAATATTACTTACGATATAAATCTTTGGACAAAGTACAATGAAGACATGGACCAACTCGCGGAACAAATAAGACTAATTTTTGCTCCTGATTTAAAAGTAGTAACTAAGTATACAAATTCTACAGCCGCTTTTATATCTGATGAAACTAATGATTCTGTTCTGGTAGTTGGGGATCGAGAAGATAGACTTATCCGCAGGAAATTTGAGGTAAGTATAGAAGGGTATATTCCTTACCCTAAATATTTGATTACATCAACAGGAGAACTAACTAAATTTACTGCTGAGTTCGAGGTGGTTGCTGATTCTACTACAATTACCCAAAAATAATTTCACATTTTCATAAAAATTACCTAAATACTATTGGAGATATTCTATGCGTAAAGCTGGTTCCAAGAGAAAAGACTCGAAAGTAACGCCTACCTCAAAGTTTTGGGAGAGTGATACTCTCTCTGATTATTCTCACTTAGGGTGGGAGGTGAAAGCAAAATCCAATACCGAAGGTACTTCTAGAGGACTAAAAACAATACATAATGTGAGCCTTCAGGCATATCCTATCCCCACACAAAACGGGAGCGTAAAGCTGGCTCCAGGAGCGTCAGTTAATATACCCCTTTCCCTTGTTTCAAAAAGATTAATTAATTTACAAAAGAGAAGGCTAATAACCATTCGCTAAGGAGAACATATGTCTAAGTACCTGAGTCCAGGAAATTATTTTGTTGAAGTTGATATATCGGACTACCCGCCTAGTATTAACTCCTCAGTTGCGGGGGTAGTGGGGTTCGCTTCTAAGGGACCCGTGGCAGGAAAGAATGGTGATAAGGCTACTCTTATTACTAGCCAAGAAAATCTTATTAGAACTTTTGGGGAACCATCTGAGACCATTGCGGGGCAGGCTATAGAGGGAGCTTTAGAAATTCTAGAAAGCACCAACAGCTTGTACTTTATTCGGTGTGCAGAGGGAGACGAGTATGCAACTACTAACGTAAAGGCTGGTTTCTGTCCTTCACTTTTGGTTTCTTCTAATCTCCTAATGGCACCAGCCCCTGCGGGCTCGGACGGTTTGGGCAGCGGAATGCTGGGTAATAGTATAGGCTGTGCTGACGAGGGTGTGAGTGCTGTAAAGCTTACTATAACATCTTATGATAATGTCGGCAATAAGACTATGGATTCCAAAGAATTCGTTATTCCTAGGGGAACAGTTAACACTTCATCCACAGGAGCTACCAGCTATGACGCTCTTAAGAAAGTTATAGGAGGAAGTTTAGATGCTGATAAGGTTGGAGTATTTGGAAACGATACTTCGGCATTTATTGTGGGATTAGCAGCGGGTGAAAATTGCACAGTTTCCGCAGCCATGCAGGTTAACGAAGCTCTAGATGGAACTACCACAGGAGCCTGGATTTATCCTAATGAGGGACTTCAAGCTGTATCAGCGGATGGCTCTCGGTTTGAGGACACAGCGGACAGCGAAGTTCAAGCATTTGGAGGAACGTTTACTAACCTAAACTACTATACTAGGTCTCTTTATCCTGGGGCTGGTTACAATGAAGGTACAACTCCTACGGGCGATACCTCTGGGAATTCTTTTGAAGTGGACACTAATGGAGGTCAAAATTCTATCACAGAGGTTAACGATAGGGGAGTGGCGTTAGAAACCTATAAGGGAGGAACTACTTCTTCTGTATTCTTAGAAAGTATTATAGGTAAGACAAGTGATTCAGCTACATCTGAATTTATCTTAGGTTACTTTACTTCGGCTCTTGGAAATTATCCTCTTACCAGTATTACTCCTCTAGATTTATTCCATAGTCCAGCATTCTTAATTGCTCCCGAGAATTACTCTGCTGAAGGTACTGTGACGGCGAACGAGAATTATACCACGGTGTCATGTACTTATGCCGGTACGGAAACACTTCGTAACCGCGCCAACGCTCGCTTTGTGAAGCTTGTTCAGGGGACTTACTCTTTAGAGGGTGGTGACAACGGTATTCCGAATGCGGGACCAGAGCAAGAAGCAGCTATCATTGGTAAGTATGAAGAAGATGGTGGCAAGACTGGTATAGAAGGCTTGGATGCTGAAGGGCTTGATATAAAAATGGCTCTTATCCCCGACATGTCAGAGTATGATGGTGCTCAGAACGCACTTATAACCAAGGCAGAAACTGCCCAGAGTTTCCTTGCTTTAGTTTCTCCTCCTTTAGGGGTGGGACGAACTACGGACGCTATAGATTGGTCTAATGGGCAAGATGATGACAGGAGTGCAGCCATAAATAGTTCCTACGCTGCTGTTTACTGGCCTTGGGTTAAAACTTTCAGTGTCTTTGACGGTAAGGATCGTTGGTTAGCTCCTGAAATCTATGCGGCTCGCCAGATGTGTTTCACTGACGGGGTTAGCCGACCTTGGTTTGCTCCCGCTGGTCTTCAACGAGGTAGATTAACGAAGCCCGTGGACGTAGAAGTCTCGCTGAACCAGGGAGATAGAGATTCGCTATATAGTGGTGGGAATATAATAAATCCCATTGTTAAATTCGCTCAAGATGGAATAGTTATTTTTGGTCAGAGAACTGCTCAGAGAGTAGCTACTGCGCTTGATAGAATAAATGTTCGGAGACTATTGATAGACTTGAGAGACACTATAATTCGTGCTACTCGCCAATTCGCATTTGAACCTAACGACAGGTTTACTTGGGACCAAGTAGAAAATGTGGTAGCCCCTCTCCTTGATCAGATCAAGAGGGAGAGAGGCATAAATGAGTTTAAAGTTGTATGTGACGAGACAACTAATACTCCTCTGCGAATAGACCGAAACGAATTATGGTGTAAAGTATTATTAAAGCCCACAAAGACCGCAGAAATGGTAGTGTTCGAAGTGAACGTCACCAATCAGTCGGCAAAGATTGGAGAGTAAGGAGTTATTAAATGGCAGATCGCCCATATTTTATAAGCAGTGAGTTAGGAAGAGAGATCACTAGTGATGGTAGGAGTCTTCCTACAATATCTGAAGGTCTTAACTCAGTAAGAACTTATTCGTTTGAATGTAAGTTCGAACTCCCTAACGGTGTTAGGGAGGGAGGAGGAGATCCTTTCCTTACCTTAGCTGCAAAGCAAGTATCCAACATAGGTTTTACAGTTGAGGACATAGAAGTTCATCGTGTAAATGATAGAGTATTCTATCCTGGTAAGCCCTCTCCTGAAGAGGTTACAATAACTTTTGATAATCTATACCAAAAGAAGGTAGCTAACACTCTTTGGAACTGGTTTAAATCTATTTACAATCCTATGACAGGAGAACTGTTAGAAAACGTTTCTACCTCCCTGGGTGTGGAACCTCGCGGAGACTTTAAAGCCCGAGAGCTTAAGATTTATCAGTTAGATCCTCATGGAGCCCCACTGATGACAACCAAAATGATAGGGGTATACCCTAAATCATGGAAAACTGCTGAGTTTAATTACAGTAACAATGATTTCCATACTATTGAAATGACCTTCCGTTATGATTTTATGGATCAGGGAACTAGCAAGGCAGTTAGAGCATTATAAACAAACTATAATAAGTTACCGCTTAGAGCCCAGCCTGGACGAACTTTGGGCTGGGCTCTTTTTAGAGATACTTTATGAATTATTACCATGATCTTTTAGCAAGTTATTCTAAACTTAAGCAGAGATCCTTTAAGCTTAATATCCAGGAAGCAGACGCAGCTAAAAAGAAGAGTGCTAAACCTAAGAAATCTGAACCAGAGAAGAAAAACCCCTCTGCTGATAGAGAAGAGAAAAAAGGTGCTCAAATGGAAGCTGCTTTCCAGAAAGCAGTGCAAGCTTATAATACTATCAAATCTAATCCCCAGCAATACATACAGGCTGCGGAAGTTCCAGGGGCATCTAAGCCTACCACAGCTTTAGTTACCCTCCACCCTCAAACTGGAGTAATCCAAAGTCTCAAATTTAATAACAGTTCTCCAGGGGGAAAAGAGTGGTGGGTTTCTTTAATCTCTAGAGGACAAGAAAAGCCTCAGAAATATGAGCATAAGGGTTCAGCTTGGTACGAATTCACTAAACGTTTCTCGGACAAGGACGAGATGTCCGATGAAGAAGATGCGGAGTCTACAGGACAGGAGAAAGAGGGTCAAGAGGCAGAAGAACAGCTTATTCAGGCAACCCAGGAACAAAATGAAGCGATGCTTCATCAAATCCAGGTAGATTTTGGAGTAAAATCTTCCACAGACACGGATAAACCTATTTTGTCTCCCGAGTTAGATTACTTTGGGGAGGGTGAAGACAATGAGAGAAATGGTTTTATTGCTAATGTTAAAAAAGTTTTAAGTGATTGGGTGGAAGACATAGAGACTCCCATAGAGGTTAAGGTGGAGGGAGCTAACCGACTGAGATCTTTTGTAGAATTATCAGTAACCTTAAAGGATAAGGGAGATAAACCTTTTGATGGAGCAGAAATTGATTCCCTTACTGCTTTGATGAACAACTTCTCTATAACTGATCCTGTTACCATTGACAAGAAGGGAGTGAAGACATCTGCTGGTCCAGGAGAAATGCTCCTAACCAACTTAACTGATTCTGATGCTACGGCACTCAAATTTGGGTTGACAGTGACAGGAGAAAGAGCAAAGGGTTTTGATGCCATGCTTCAAACTCTTAATGATGCTAAAGATAAATACAATTCTATTATTGGGGAAGAAGATTCTCCTATTGCTGATGCTACTATTGAAGAGGTAATAGAATCAGGTAACGCAGGGAGAACAGTAAACGATAGGGCGGGGGCTGATGAAGCCTTGATGGCTGGCGCAGGGTTAGTGGAAAGCATTGTAGCTGCGGGCACGGAGACACGTTCTTGGGGTATTCAAAAGCTAAAGGACCTTGCAGAGGAGGCTTATAAAAAATTAATCCCTCAGCAATTAGCTGAAACATTAGGGAAAGGGTTGGCCGCTATAAATGGGGAGGGTGTTCCCTCTCTTCTTCTTGGTGCCCAAACATCTCTTACAGATGCTTTACTTAATAGATTACAGGTTAGCTTCCCTAAGAACTTTCCAGATCAAGAAGCAGCAGAAGATTTCGTAGGAGAATTAGCCGCTGATCCTGAGGGGATCAAAGCATTTGCTACATTTTTGTTACTTAGAGGACATTCTTTTAGACAGGTTATGGGAGAGCACGCTCCTCTAATATCAGTTGCAAAAGGAAGCAAGTGGTCGTCAGTATTCAGAAGGAAAATGGATGTGGCTTACATTTTTCCACAAACTGACACACAGTCTATTGAAAAACATTTAAATGGGTACTTGGAGAAGCATGGGGTAGGAGAGAACGCCGAAAAGTTTATAGTCCCCACTACTCTCCAAGATTTAAAAGATAATGGAGTATTAGAGGATGCTGATATACCTCCTCATTTATTAGATAAGTTGGACACAGAGGTAACAGTGGCTGCGGTATCTCTAAAAACATTATCTGATTACACTAAATCTGCTAACTTAGGGTCCAATGCTGGCAACAGTGTAATTTCTAGGGAAGGAGTGAAAAGTTTTAATGGCGAGGAAAGAGGTAAAATATTTGATAGCATTATAAAATCAGCAGGAGTTACCAAGACATCCATTGAAAGCCTAAAGCAATTCTATAGATCTATCTCCAGTGATGGCACCCCTAAGATTGTTCAACAAGCTTTGATGGAAGGAGCAAACAAACACGCGAGAACCCTCAAAAGAACCAAAACTCCACATCAATTGGATCAATTCAAGAGATCTCTTGCCCTGGATATCCTTACAGTAGGGGGTATAGCTAGTGAACCTCAATTAAATGTTACAAATTACCTACACGATGGTAATTCTACAGTAGAAAGTGATGAAGCTTTCAGAAATAAGCTTTATAAAAGTATAAAAAGTGGGAAGTGGAACGTAGTATTCGGGGGTAAAGATGCCACAACTGACAATTTTTCTAATAAGAATTTACAAATCTTTATAAAAGATAAAAAGGGTAATCCCATAGTTAGAGTTAATTCCTCTACCAGTTCTGGTAGATTTAATATCTGGAAGACAGCAGAATATCAGCAGTCCTTAATGCCTGAGAAACCTGTCAAAGAAAACACTATGCTCAGGCAGTTCTTAAGTGCTCAATCAGAGTTAATCCAGGAATTATTGGCTCACTAATAAGAAATTGGAAGATAGTCCTGGGTGGGAGGACTGTGAAACCAATCCTGTATACTACATTCCTCTAGTGCTTGTTCAAATGGTAGTATTACATATTTTTTACCTTGATACTTCCCAAATTTAATATAGGGACTATGACCTTCTGTATTATGGGTACCATAGAACCATTTATCCTCAGTAATGGCTAGTATTGGCTGTCTATCCTGTTGGAATAGTACCATCGGTTCTTTGCCACATTTATTTGAATCTTTTTCACATTGTTCTATAAAATTCCAAAGTTGGCTACTATAATCTAATAAATGGTTAATTTTTATGTTACTATAGCCTTTTTTACATTCAATACAATATCTAAAGTTCTTAGGAGCAATTAAATCTCCATAAATTTGCAGATGTTCCGGCAATGTGTGTGTCGTGGCAAAAGCTCCCGACCCAGGAGTTCTTGAAAATTCTGACGTGTTGAATCTATCATTAAACATGCCCGCAATTTTTCTCTCGAACCTAGAGCCCTTGGCTTTGCTGTTGGTTCTTTTCTTTTCAGATTTTCGTAAGTTTGTTATGTCATAATCGTCATGCATTTTAATCTCCGAACTATTATAGACTATGAACGAGAAGATTTCTTACAAGCCCAGACCTTCGCAATGGAAAATTAAACTCGTACAAAGGAGTAGAAACAGAATGAAAATACAAGTTAAACTATCCGCTCAAGAGACAGAAGCACTTAGAAATTTTCTAGATGCAACTAAACCGCCCGAAGTATCTAACGATACCTTTTTTAAGGGTATCTTTATGAAGGGTTGGGAAGCTTACCACCAAGAGATTGAGCAAAAATATGTAGAACACATCGAAAAGAACCAGGAAGAATATGCAGCAAGTGGGTTTACCTTTAATGAGGACGGCAAGCTAACTGGCTATGATTCTGGTGAAGAAGTTGAGGGTGAGGGGGAAGTAGAAGTAGTAGAAGAATGATAAACTATATTAAAACAGAAAACGCCTTTAACAAGATCTTAAAAAAAGGTGTAAAGGATTCTGAAAATATTAATATATTATTTACTTCTTCCTATGATAAGACTTCCTTAGCCATCTTAAAGGAAATAACTTCAGGAAACCACAAGCTATCAGACGAACTACATGTAGTGGATAGTTTTGAAACTCCCCATGCTTTTGTGGCTTATAATACCTCCCAGGTTCCGTGCCTAGTTAACATCACTAACAAGAAAAAAAATATAGAATACCACGTCCCATTTATTTACGAAAAGTTGGGGGTATCTGTCCCGTAGCGTCTTCTATATACTTTTCCATCCTCTCTTTGTACTTCTTGTTTTTAGTGTAGATTAGTTTCAGGTTGTTTATTATTACCGTGGTGAAGTAGTTGAAGGCACTCCCCCGGTCGCCTCTAAAGTTTTTGAGCGTTTTAATTATTAGAAAAAAACAGTCTTGCTTGGCATCTTCCTTGTCTACGGCGAATTTAAAGCCCTCAATGATATTTGAAATAAGTAGATCAAATAATTTTATTAATTCATCCTCGTGAGTTTTCGGGTCATCTTTGTATAATAAAATGACCTCCTCGAATCTTTTGTTATCTATATAATTCTTTTTTCCCATAGCATATTATAGATCATGGGTGAACTACAAAATTTATTCGGCAACACTGAGTACCCTCAGTGTGGGGATTGTTCTATCCTGTCCCAATCTAAACCATTCTATTGCGAATTAGATCACGACAAGGGAATGAAACCGCATGACATCCTTTTTCTGTCAGAGTCCTTCACTTCTATGTACGGAGATCCCACCCCGTTCTCAGATAAAGAACTGAAATTAATACAGAAGATTCTTCCTAAAGACATGCACCGGCTCACTACTTACTCTGCGGCTGTGAAATGTCCTGGGGTAAAGGAGGCTGATATGTCTCCAGATAATAAGAACATTTGCCGCGAGCATTTATACCAGACCATACTTACAGTTCGCCCAAAGCTGGTATTTGTTTGCGGCAATTTAGCTATGAATATGTTGATAAAGAAGAGAAACATCTTTGATAAACGTGGAGTTTTGTTTCCCTTTGAACATGAAGATTTTCAGTGTACCGTGGTTCCTTTATACCATCCTACAATGGTTGTAAACGAGCCGAGTTACAGGTATTTATTTGAGCTAGACATTAAGAATTCTATTGCTCGTGTAATAGAAGGGAGAACTAAGAGCAACTTTGATTTTGAGGTGATAGATACTAATGCGAAGTTTAAATCTTTAAAGCATCTGTACCATACCCTCACACCAGTAGCTTGTGACATTGAGACCACGGGTTTTGATTTTCTCAGTGATAAGATTCAGACTATTGCTTTCTCCCACGAGTCGGGTACCTACGTGATTCCTTGGGAGCATAAAGATACTCCCGAAGAATTGGAGAGCGGGGTAATAACTGGTGTGGTCGATAAGATTCTCAACAACCCTGCCAACATAAAGATCTTCCAAAATGCCAAGTTTGATCTCAAGTTTCTGCATACTAAGGGGATACAAGCCGTGAATGTTTGGGATACTAAGGTCATGCAGCACTTGGTTAATGAAAACGTTCCCAAGTCTCTCAATGATTTAGTTAATATGTATTTTCCTGAAGAACTTGAAGAGGATACCACATGCTAACCGTTAGGAACGGAAATAAGTTTGATTGGGCTAACATCAGCCTCGTTGATTGTGTTAGAGGGAATGCTATGGATGCACACTTTACTTTGAAAGTATTTAATGTGCTGAAAGAGAAGCTAGATGAGATGGGGGTGTCTAAGTTTTACGGGAAGGTGTTAGCCCCTGCCAACACAGTATTTGTAGAGCCTGAATGGTCAGGCATTAAGGTGTGCCCAGATAAAATAAAATCAATCGGAAAGTCCTTGAACGATACTATTATTGATGTACATGATAGCTTGTATGATTATCCTC